GGTGCAGTTCTATCCCGGGAAACATCCGTGCGAAAAACCGGCAGAAATGCTGCAGCAGATAATCAGCGCAAGCAGTCGTCCGGGTGACCTGGTTGCAGATTTTTTTATGGGCTCAGGTTCAACGGTAAAAGCGGCACTGGCGCTCGGGCGTCGTGCGATTGGCGTTGAACTGGAGACCGGACGTTTTGAGCAGACAGTCAGGGAAGTTCAGGATTTAATCGTTTGAAACGGATGAGATTGCAGAATTAATTACGCACCATTATTATTCTGCTCCCGGCCCTTTAGCTCAGTGGTGAGAGCGAGCGACTCATAATCGCCAGGTCGCTGGTTCAAATCCAGCAAGGGCCACCATATCACATACCACCATTAGCTCATCGGGATAGAGCGCCAGCCTTCGAAGCTGGTTGCGCGGGGTTCGAGTTCTCGATGGCGGTCCATTTATCGGTATTCTGCGTTGTTAGCTCAGCCGGACAGAGCAATTGCCTTCTAAGCAGCTGTGGTTGCACTCCTGTTGTTTCTGGTGGTGATGGTGGACTTCAGCAGCCGGATAATGTCGGTGCTGTCTGATGGTGTTTTGGTGGCGGGTGTGTGGTTGTTGCTTTCCCGTTGCTGAAAAAGAAAGCATCAGGCGATTAGCAGGGTATCAGTTACCCGTTGAAATTTTTAAATACCTCACAATTCCACAGCTTGATGATTGTCTGGCTGCCGGAGAATTTGTTAAAAATTACATCGCATGGTGAATCCCCCTCAGCGGCGGGGCATCTGGCAAAGTGTATGATCCAGAGAACATGCAAATTCAGTAGACAGGCTGAATTTACCGGGAGTCCCCTGGCACCATGCGACAGACAGAAATTAGGCTATACTTCAGCCCCTCTCCGGAGGGGCTTTTCTGTGCAGGATGTGTCACAGTTTCCTGAATTCTGAGTACTGTCCTGTTACTCAGGGTGCTATATTTTCTGACGTGATGAAAGTCTGCCGGAAGGCGGAACGTATCGGAAATGACCCAGTAGAGAAAACGTTGACTCAGATACCGATGCTGAGTTACCGGGAAACCGGCATCACATGACCGCTATCCTTCCAGGCTCGCTCCGGCGGGCCTTTTTACTGCAGAAAACAGTTTTCCCGTAAAATGCCACGTTGCTCATAATTCAGGCTGGCGATTATTGTCTGGCCGGCGGGAAGTTTGTTAAAAAATTTCGCATGGTGAATCCCCCTGTGCGGAGGGGTAATCAGCGAGTAGGTATATGGGATAATCGCGGATTCAGGTGCTGGTACTGAATTCACCGGGAGGCACCCGGCACCATGCAATGGCACATAGCGCCACTCTCCAGCCCCTCTCCGGAGGGGCTGTTTATATTGATTTTGTCAGATGTGAGTAAACTCCTTATGGACTTTGTTGTTTTAGCCCATAAGGACATATTTGCAGAGTGCAACGGTTATTAAAGCATTCATTCAATACGTTATCTGTATTTGTAGGGCATTCCTGGCTGTTTTTGATTAAATTCCAGAATGTTTTATTGAATGGTACTACGTTGTAAATGGTTACAGGTAGCACTTTGTTATTGAGCATGATGCCTGTGTGAGTCAGTGTAAATATACTTTCAGGAGGTAAGAAAGCATCCGATTGATACCAGATTATTAATTTTATTTTACTCCATATGACTGAAAAAGATATTCCGCATGATGGCTGGATAACTGTATCAATCACAATCCACTTCATTTAGTTTCCTTGTTTATGCCTTGCTGGTGATGTTCTGAAAAGTATAAATGATATTTTTGATTGTAAACCATAGAGCAGAATTATTTTTCTGATGTTGTTTATTGTTTATTTAAATGCAGGGTGGTTTATATCTCGTCTTGTAGTTTATCCATGCATATTTGCTTGATGATGAGGTTTTTATTTAAGGTATGGTTTTGTGTTTTTTCTGTATTACATGTCAGGTATTTTAAAGAATCATTTTTCAGATGGTGGAAAGAACCATGGCATTTAAACACTATGATGTTGTCAGGGCGGCGTCGCCGTCAGATCTTGCGGAAAAGCTGACACATAAACTGAAAGAGGGCTGGCAGCCGTTTGGTAGTCCGGTGGCCATAACCCCTTATACCCTGATGCAGGCGATTGCAGCAGAAGGTGATGTGGTCGTCAGTGGTGCAACTGAGCCGGAGTGGTACTACGTCATCGTACTGGCCGGGCAATCCAATGCCATGGCTTACGGTGAAGGGCTTCCGCTTCCGGATTCATACGATGCGCCCCATCCGCGCATTAAGCAACTGGCCCGTCGTAACACAGTGACTCCCGGTGGTGAAGTATGCGTATTTAACGACATCATTCCTGCTGACCATTGTCTGCATGATGTTCAGGATATGAGTACGATTAATCATCCCCGGGCTGACCTGAGCAAAGGGCAGTACGGCTGTGTCGGACAGGGCTTACATATTGCCAAAAAACTGCTTCCGTATATCCCTAATAACGCGGGGATCCTGCTGGTACCATGCTGTCGTGGTGGTTCGGCATTCACCCAGGGCACGGAGGGGACATTCAGCGAGTCCACGGGGGCCAGTCAGGATTCGGCTCGCTGGGGAGTGGGTAAGCCGTTATATCAGGATCTGCTTTTCCGCACGAAGGCAGCATTGCAGAAAAACCCGAAAAACGTTTTGCTGGCGATATGCTGGATGCAGGGGGAATTCGATATGACGAATGCCAGTTACGCCCAGCAGCCAGCAGCATTTCTTGCAATGGTACAGCAGTTCCGTGCTGACCTTGCCGGGCTGGCGGCGCAGTGTCACGGTGGAAGTCCGGCATCAGTCCCCTGAATTTGTGGCGACACGACATACGCGTGGAAACAAGAACACGGTACGCAATATGAAGTGGTATATGGTGCATATAAAGGTAAAGAATCCCAGCAGATTTATTTTGTTCCCTTTATGACCGATGGTAGCGGAGTTAATACACCGACAAACAACCCGTCAGAAGATCCTGATATTGCCGGGTCTGGTTATTACGGTTCGGCATCCCGAACGAACAAAAACTGGGTATCATCAAATCGCCCGACGCATTTCAGCTCATGGGCGCGTCGTGGCATTATTCCCGATCGTATGGCAACTGCTATTCTGAACGTAGCCGGTCGCACCTTAGCCTTCATTAGTGGTAAGGCACCGGAAATCAAACCCTCGCCCGGCGGCGACACGCCATCGGGGCCGTCTGAAGATGCATCCGTACGCACAATCTCCCTGTTGCCGACAGCCGGAGATGCTGCTGCGCAGGGCTGGAGCATTAAGAATGGCGGAATTCAGTTGTCAGATGGTGTATTTAAGATCACCAAGCAGAGCAATAAAACCTGGTCCCTGATGCATCCGGTGGATGACGCAGTCTCCCTGCTGACACGGGGTGGCAGACTGAGCTGTAAGTTTCGACTGTCAGGCGCACTGACCAACAACCAGTTCGGTCTGGGAATTTATCTGTATACCGATGTAGCGTTACCTGACGTCGTGGCGATGACCGGGACTGGTAACCCGTTCCTGATGTCGTTCTTCACCCAGACCACAGACGGCAAACTGAATCTGATGCATCACAGGAAAGCCGGAAACACGAAGCTGGGGGAGTTCGGCGATTACGGTAACGACTGGCAGACGCTGGAGCTGGTGTTCACCGCCGGCAGTGTCACGGTTACTCCGAAACTGAATGGAGTGGCTGGCCCGGCATTCCAGGTCATAAAAGACAGTCTGACACTGGGGCTGAATGCGCTGACGCTGACGGATGTTACAAAAAATGCAGCGTATGGCGTTGAGATAGAAAGTCTGGTGCTGGAGATAAATGCACCGGCATCATCATAAAAAGTGAGCCAGTCAAATGGAAGGTATCGTTAAACTCACCGGTAGTGTCAGTGGGTCGTCTGAGATGCCTGCATGAGTTATCAGAGCCATCAGTACTTAACTGGTGGCTTTTTTTATTGTTGTCAGCTTCCGGATAACGGGAGATGGGGTATGTACCAGATGGAAAAAATCACAACAGGTGTGTCATACACCACGTCAGCGGTGGGAACGGGCTACTGGTTCCTGCAGTTGCTGGACAGGGTTTCCCCGTCTCAGTGGGCGGCAATAGGCGTGCTGGGGAGTCTGCTGTTTGGGCTGCTGACATATCTGACTAACCTGTATTTCAAAATCAGAGAGGACCGTCGTAAGGCTGCACGGGGAGAGTAATTCAATGACTCAAAACTATGAACTGATTGTGAAAGGGATCCGCAATTTTGAGAATAAAGTTACGGTAACTTTAGCGTTACGGGACAAAAAACGCTTTGACGGTGAAATTTTTGACCTGGACATCTCGCTGGACCGTGTTGAAGGTGCCGCGCTGGAGTTTTATGAGGCAGCAGCCAGAAGGAGCATCAGACAGGTCTTCCTGGATGTTGCTGCCGGGTTATGTGAAGGGGACGAGCTGTTGCCAGAAACGCGCCCCTGTTCAGAGGCGCGGTATACCATAAAAATTAACAGTTCTGATAACTCGATTACGGGTTGTTAGCTTTTTGCAGTTGGCTTTCCAGTATCTTTCATTGGTAGCATCCTGATAAATATCCATGAGCGCAAAAATCAAATACGGCCTGTCAGCTGCTGTTCTGGCGCTGATTGCTGCAGGCGCGTCTGCTCCTCAAATACTTGACCAGTTTCTGGATGAAAAAGAGGGTAACCACACTACGGCATACCGCGATGGTTCCGGTATATGGACCATCTGTCGTGGTGCCACAATGGTGGATGGTAAGCCCGTCATACCGGGAATGAAGCTGTCGAAGGAAAAATGCGACCAGGTTAACGCTATTGAACGTGATAAGGCGCTGGCATGGGTGGAGCGCAATATTAAAGTACCACTGACCGAACCACAGAAAGCGGGTATAGCGTCATTCTGTCCCTATAACATTGGCCCCGGTAAGTGTTTCCCGTCGACGTTTTATAAGCGGCTGAATGCCGGTGATCGTAAGGGCGCATGCGAGGCGATTCGCTGGTGGATAAAAGATGGTGGGCGCGATTGCCGCATACGTTCAAATAACTGCTATGGACAGGTTATTCGTCGTGACCAGGAAAGCGCATTAGCCTGTTGGGGGATAGATCAGTGAGCAGAGTCGCAGCGATTATTTATACTCTGGTTATCTGCACCATCGTCTGCCTGTCATGGGCTGTTAATCATTACCGCGATAACGCCATTACCTACAAAGCCCAGCGCGACAAAAATGCCAGAGAACTGAAGCTGGCGAACGTGGCAATTACTGACATGCAGATGCGTCAGCGTGATGTAGCAGAACTCGACGCCAGATACACAAAGGAGCTTGCTGATGCTAACGCGACTATCGAAAGTCTTCGTGCTGATGTTTCTGCTGGGCGTAAGCGCCTGCAAGTCGCCGCCACCTGTGCAAAGTCAACGACCGGAGCCAGCAGCATGGGCGATGGAGAAAGCCCAAGACTTACAGCAGATGCTGAACTCAATTATTACTGTCTCCGAAGTGGAATCGACAAGATAACCGCTCAGGTCAACTACCTGCAGGAGTACATCAGGACGCAGTGCTTAAAATAATTTTAATTTCACTGAAATTTAATACGTGACTTTCAGGAAAATGCCTCGCAGATGCGGGGCATTTTTGTACAGGTATTTCACCGCGCACCGCAGCGCACTCAACCACGTCGAACCAAACCCTTTGGAATGAGCCTTTGAGTAGTCAGTTAGTGCTGGTGAGCCTTGACGGGCTGATCTCCTATGCAGCAAAGGTTCATCTCAAAGTAAGACGAACGCTATGACAAACCAAGATTCTATAGACCTATCTGATCTTCGTGGAATGGTCAGTTTTCCAGACAAAAGGTAATCACCATAGTCGTATGGCTATGAATCTTGTTGCTGCAGATAAGCATTTTGTGATTGAAGTGGTCAAATCTCTCAAATGCAGTAAAATGCAGTGCGCTATAATTCAATAACGGAGGGAGTAAGGAGAAGTCATGAAAGATCAAGATGTTAGGTTCGCGGTGCATCATAAGCTTTTGAAAGAATCGCATTTAGATCCAGACTGCCTTGTGGTCGATGAATTTTCCATATCCCTTGGCGCCAGTAGAGCAGACATTGCTGTAATAAATGGTGTTATACACGGGTACGAGCTCAAAAGTGAATATGACTCTTTGGAGCGTTTGCCTCTTCAAATCAAGCATTATTCTTCTGTAATGGACAAGGTTACTCTTGTCGTAGCTGAGAAACACCTTGAGGGAGCATTAAAGTTAATCCCAGGTTGGTGGGGCGTTAAAACGGTTTCTGTTGGGCCAAAAGGCGCCATTCTTATAAAGCACATGCGTGGAGAAAAGCTTAATCGAAACCATGACACATTGATGCTCGCTCAATTGCTTTGGAAAGATGAATGTATCGACGTACTTGAACGATGGGGCTATTCCAAAGGAATCAAAAGCAAGCCCCGATTTGAGTTATGGAATATTATTGCGGAAAATATTCCAATAGCGAATCTCAGGCTTGAAGTCAGAACAGCCTTAAAGAAACGCGTAGGCTGGAAAGTTAAGGCTTGGCAGGCTGAGTCTGCGCCAACCAATAAAGCTGTCTCACGACTAACGTAATATGGTGCGTATGTGCAACTTTACGCCATTCTTTAGAGCCGCCAGATTTGTTAGCGCCTAATGATCTTTGGTAAATGTAATCATCCCCCCAACTAAATTTGGAGCCAAAGACTTGATACTCTGGCGAACTAACAAGGGTAGTACATAAGTTTTTAGTTTGGCCCCATCCATTTCCTTTAACTGCGGTACCTTTTACAAAGATCCATGAGGTATCGTTCGAATATCTCACTGAGACATACTGAGACATGAAGCGTGGGTCTACGCTCGTAATGGTAGAGCTAGCGGTGGGATAATCACTAAAACTTGGCGTTCTTCCATTGCTAAAATTCTGTACTACGTACATCCAAAGATCGTATTCATGGCGCGGAATATGATGAACTTGATGTTGCGGTATCCCTGCCTGTGATGCCGGGTATGCGGTTGAAGATAAAATCAAGTTTCTCCACGGAGCTTGGCCTGATAATGTGTTGACCATGCTTAATGCTTGTTGTTTTAAACTATCAGTTGCGTTTTGAATATCTCCAAAATCAATGATTACATCAATTAAACTAGGATGAATATTTAAGTGGTTAACCAGACTTGTGAATTGGTGCCATGTCTGGGGGGTGATAGATATAGCGAGCCCATTGATTAAGTTGCGTTGAACAGCATGTATATAGTTTGTTGAATATGCGGGAGAAACAACAGGGATAATTTCCTTACCATTTACTCTAGCATCTTGGATACACATATCTAGAGGATGATGGCGGCTCGAACCATGTTTATCTAAATATTTAACATCCAGCAAAACAGGACGATTGGCTTTCCAGGATGCCGCAAGGTTAATACCGAAGTCAGATAAGTAAGAACTCAAACTCTTCTTGTAGCATTCGTTTTCATAATCCCAGTCTATGTCTGGAATGGTAATGATCGGAGTAAAACCAGAGAGCGTAGTTTGATCTAAAAGCATCAGAGATTCATATTCAGCAGGCTTCCATTTCAGCTGTGGATAATATTGATGTTGACTCATTAAAACTCCTTAAAATCTTTACTTATCCTAAGTATAGTGTTATGGCGTAACGCCAATTGTTTTTATACACTTGAAAACATTGGGAAAAGTTGAGCTATATCTAAATTTACAAAATTGGATGTTATAGAAATCGAGGTTTCAACTAGGCATGGAACTGCAAAATTTTTAATGCCTGCACGCGAAAGTCGTTGGCGGGTCCTTTCCGGTGATCCAGATCGTTACGGGGCGGCGACCTCGCGGTTTTTCACTATTTATGAAAATTTTTCAGGGAAAATCGTGTCGGTACTTCTCGAATATAACTTTTTGTTTTTTTTAATATTGCATTCATAAATGTCCGACATGAAAGTGTCCGAAAATGCCTTTTTTTGGCGTTTTCATGTCGGGCCTTGTATTTGATAATGAGTTGTTCTATGAAGGTTAATAAAAAGAGGCTTGCCGAAATTTTTAACGTGGACCCGCGGACGATTGAACGCTGGCAGTCTCAGGGGCTCCCTTGCGTCTCCAAAGGCAGTAAGGGCATTGAATCTGTATTTGATACTGCCATGGCAATTCAGTGGTATGCGCAGAGGGAAACTGATATCGAAAACGAAAAGCTCCGCAAAGAACTGGCCGATTTGCGTGCGGCAGCGGAGTCAGATTTACAACCCGGCACCATTGACTATGAACGCTACCGGCTCACAAAAGCGCAGGCAGATGCGCAGGAACTGAAAAATGCCCGTGAAGACGGAGTGGTGCTGGAAACTGAACTATTTACCTTCATTCTGCAACGTGTGGCACAGGAGATTTCGGGGATACTTGTGCGTGTGCCGTTGACATTACAGCGTAAATATCCGGACATTTCACCATCACACCTTGATGTGGTGAAAACTGAAATCGCGAAAGCCTCCAATGTTGCAGCTAAGGCCGGTGAAAACGTGGGCGGGTGGATCGATGATTTCAGACGCACAGAAGGCAGCTAATGCAGCCGGTGCGATAGCTACAGGGCTTTTATCTCTCATTATTCCTGTTCCACTGACGACAGTTCAGTGGGCCAATAAACATTATTACCTTCCTAAAGAGTCGTCTTATACCCCGGGGCGGTGGGAAACACTGCCGTTTCAGGTTGGCATCATGAACTGTACAGCGGTATCTGGGACGGAACGTTTAAACCGGCATACAGCAACAACATGGCCTGGTGTCTGTGGGATATGCTGACCCATCCGCGCTACGGCATGGGGAAACGTCTTGGTGCGGCGGATGTGGATAAATGGGCGCTGTATGTCATCGGCCAGAATTGCGACCAGTCGGTGCCGGATGGCTTTGGTGGCACGGAGCCGCGTATTACCTGTAATGCGTACCTGACCACGCAGCGCAAGGCGTGGGATGTGCTCAGTGATTTCTGCTCGGCGATGCGCTGTATGCCGGTATGGAACGGGCAGACGCTGACGTTTGTGCAGGACCGGCCATCGGATAAGGTGTGGACCTATAACCGCAGTAATGTGGTGATGCCGGATGATGGTGCGCCGTTCCGCTACAGCTTCAGCGCCCTGAAGGACCGCCATAATGCCGTTGAGGTGAACTGGATTGACCCGAATAACGGCTGGGAGACGGCGACAGAGCTTGTGGAGGACACGCAGGCCATTGCCCGTTACGGTCGTAACGTCACGAAGATGGATGCTTTTGGCTGTACCAGCCGGGGGCAGGCACACCGCGCCGGGCTGTGGCTGATTAAAACAGAACTGCTGGAAACGCAGACCGTGGACTTCAGCGTGGGTGCCGAAGGGCTTCGCCATGTACCGGGCGATGTCATTGAAATCTGCGATGATGACTATGCCGGTATCCGCACCGGCGGGCGCGTGCTGGCGGGAAACAGCCAGACCCGGACGCTGACGCTCGACCGTGAAATCACGCTGCCATCTTCCGGCACCACGCTGATAAGCCTGGTTGACGGGCAGGGGAGTCCGGTCAGCGTGGAGGTTCAGTCCGTCACCGACGGCGTGAAGGTGAAAGTGAGCCGTGTTCCTGACGGCGTTGCTGAATACAGCGTATGGGGGCTGAAGCTGCCGACGTTGCGCCAGCGCCTGTTCCGCTGCGTGAGTATCCGTGAGAACGATGACGGCACGTATGCCATCACCGCCGTGCAGCATGTACCGGAAAAAGAAGCCATCGTGGATAACGGGGCGCACTTTGACGGCGACCAGAGCGGCACGGTGAATGGTGTCACGCCGCCAGCGGTGCAGCACCTGACTGCCGAAGTCACCGCAGACAGCGGGGAATATCAGGTACTGGCCCGCTGGGACACGCCGAAGGTGGTGAAGGGCGTGAGCTTCCTGCTTCGCCTGACCGTGGCAGCGGATGACGGCAGTGAGCGGCTGGTCAGCACGGCCAGGACGACGGAAACCACATACCGCTTCACGCAACTGGCGCTGGGAAACTACAGGCTGACAGTCCGGGCGGCAAATGCGTGGGGGCAGCAGGGCGATCCGGCATCGGTATCGTTCCGGATTGCCGCACCGGCAGCGCCGTCGCGGATTGAGCTGACGCCGGGCTATTTTCAGATAACCGCCACGCCGTATCTTGCCGTTTATGATCCGACGGTACAGTTTGAGTTCTGGTTCTCAGAAAAGCGGATTGCGGATATCAGGCAGGTTGAAACCGCAGCCCGCTATCTTGGCTCGGCGCTGTACTGGATAGCTGCCAGTATCAATATCAAGCCGGGCCATGATTATTATTTTTATATCCGCAGTGTGAATACAGTCGGCAAATCGGCATTCGTGGAGGCTGTCGGTCGGGCGAGCGATGATGCGGAAGGTTACCTGGATTTTTTCAAAGGAGAAATCGGGAAAACACATCTGGCCCAGGAGCTGTGGACGCAGATTGATAACGGTCAGCTTGCGCCGGACCTGGCTGAAATCAGGACGTCCATTACGAATGTCAGCAATGAAATCACGCAGACCGTCAATAAAAAACTGGAAAATCAGAGTGCGGCAATCCAGCAGATACAGAAAGTTCAGGTTGATACAAATAATAACCTGAACAGCATGTGGGCCGTGAAACTGCAGCAGATGCAGGACGGACGCCTTTATATTGCGGGTATCGGTGCCGGTATTGAGAATACGCCAGCAGGAATGCAGAGTCAGGTGCTGCTGGCGGCAGACAGGATTGCGATGATTAATCCTGCGAATGGCAACACAAAGCCGATGTTTGTTGGTCAGGGCGATCAGATATTTATGAATGAAGTGTTCCTGAAATATCTGACGGCTCCCACCATTACCAGCGGCGGTAATCCTCCGGCATTTTCCCTGACACCGGACGGGCGGCTGACGGCGAAAAATGCCGATATCAGCGGTAACGTGAATGCGAACTCCGGGACGCTCAACAACGTCACGATTAACGAGAACTGTCGGGTTCTGGGAAAATTGTCCGCGAACCAGATTGAAGGCGATCTCGTTAAAACAGTGGGCAAAGCTTTCCCCCGGGACTCCCGTGCACCGGAGCGGTGGCCATCAGGAACCATTACCGTCAGGGTTTATGACGATCAGCCGTTTGACCGGCAGATTGTTATTCCGGCGGTGGCATTCAGCGGCGCTAAACATGAGAAAGAGCATACTGATATTTACTCCTCATGCCGTCTGATAGTGCGGAAAAACGGTGCTGAAATTTATAACCGTACCGCGCTGGATAATACGCTGATTTACAGTGGTGTTATTGATATGCCTGCCGGTCACGGTCACATGACACTGGAGTTTTCGGTGTCAGCATGGCTGGTAAATAACTGGTATCCCACAGCAAGTATCAGCGATTTGCTGGTTGTGGTGATGAAGAAAGCCACTGCAGGCATCACGATTAGCTGAATTTTATAACCCAGATACGGGCGCCAGAAATGGCGCCTTTTTTATTGCAGAAAAGCGAGAGGTAATTATGCGTAAATTATGTGCTGTTATTTTGTCCGCAGTAGTCTGGCAGGTCGCCGCTGCTACGCCAGCGAGTGCAGCAGAACATCAGTCCACGCTGAGCGCGGGGTATCTCCATGCCTCGACGAACGTTCCCGGTAGTGATGATCTGAACGGGATTAACGTGAAATACCGTTATGAGTTTACGGACGCGCTGGGGCTGATTACGTCCTTCAGTTATGCCAATGCTGAGGATGAGCAAAAAACGCGCTACAGCGATACCCGCTGGCATGAAGATTCCGTGCGTAACCGCTGGTTCAGCGTGATGGCGGGGCCGTCTGTACGCGTGAATGAATGGTTCAGCGCGTATGCGATGGTGGGTGTGGCTTACAGCCGTGTGTCGACTTTCTCCGGGGATTATCTCCGCGTAACTGACAACAAGGGGAAAACGCACGATGTGCTGACCGGAAGTGATGACGGTCGCCACAGCAACACGTCTCTGGCGTGGGGGGCTGGCGTGCAGTTTAATCCGACCGAATCCGTGACCATTGACCTTGCTTATGAAGGTTCCGGTAGTGGCGACTGGCGAACGGATGCATTTATTGTTGGTATCGGATACCGTTTCTGACAACAGACGCCGATTTATCTTCTGTAAATATTGTTATGATACGCAGGTTCATCCACCTTATGGGGTGAACTGCGTTTGAGGAAACGTAAAGTTACACTGTCCTGAAGCCCGTGGCGTCACTGCTGCGGGCTTTTTTTATTGGTGGAAAAGTATGACAGTAAAAATTTCTGGCGTGCTTAAAGATGGCACAGGAAAACCAGTACAGAACTGCACCATTGTGCTGAAGGCCAGACGAACCAGCAGCACGGTGGTGGTGAACACGGTGGCCTCTGAAAATCCGGATGAAGCCGGACGTTACAGCATGGATGTTGAGCATGGTCAGTACAGCGTCACCCTGCTGGTTGAAGGTTTTCCGCCTTCACATGCCGGGACCATTACCGTCTATGAAGGTTCCAGACCAGGTACGCTGAATGATTTTCTCGGTGCCATGACGGAGGATGATGTCCGACCGGAGGCACTGCGCCGCTTTGAGCAGATGGTAGAAGAGGTGTCACGTAACGCCTCCGCGGTTGCACAGAATACGGCAGCCGCGAAAAAATCAGTCAGCGATGCCAGTGCATCAGCCAGCGAGGCGGCAACTCATGCAACCGATGCTGCAGCCTCAGCACGTGCCGCCAGCACGTCAGCCGGACAGGCCGCGTCGTCGGCTCAGTCAGCGTCTTCCAGCGCAGGAACGGCATCGACAAAGGCCCGTGAAGCAGCAAAAAGTGCTGCTGCTGCAGAGTCATCAAAAAGCGCGGCAGCTACCAGCGCCAGTGCCGCGAAAACGTCAGAAACGAATGCCGCAGCATCACAAAAATCGGCAGCCACTTCTGCATCCACAGCGACCACGAAGGCGTCAGAAGCTGCCACCTCGGCACGGGGTGCGGCGGCCTCAAAAGAGGCAGCGAAATCTTCAGAAACGAATGCATCATCAAGTGCCAGTAGTGCAGCTTCCTCGGCAACGGCGGCAGGAAATTCCGCGAAGGCGGCAAAAACGTCCGAGACGAACGCTAAGTCTTCTGAAACAGCAGCGGGACAGAGCGCCTCAGCTGCGGCAGGTTCAAAAACAGCGGCTGCATTATCTGCCAGTGCCGCGTCAACAAGTGCCGGGCAGGCCTCAGCCAGTGCCACCGCCGCCGGAAAATCGGCAGAAAGCGCCGCATCATCCGCTTCAACAGCCACAACGAAGGCTGGCAAAGCCACTGAGCAAGCCACTGCAGCAGCGAGGTCTGCTTCTGCAGCAAAAACCTCTGAAACAAATGCAAAGACTTCAGCAGACAATGCTGCTTCCTCTAAGGCGGCAGCCGCATCGTCAGCCAGTTCAGCGGCGTCATCGGCATCATCTGCGTCTGCTTCAAAAGATGAGGCGACCAGACAAGCGTCAGCAGCGAAAGGTAGTGCCACGACAGCAACAACGAAAGCATCAGAGGCAGCTGGTAGTGCGACGGCGGCAGCTCAGAGCAAAAGTACGGCGGAATCCGCGGCAACGCGCGCCGAGACAGCAGCAAAACGGGCAGAGGATATTGCATCCGCCGTGGCGCTGGAGGATGCGAGCACGACGAAAAAGGGGATAGTACAGCTCAGCAGTGCGACCAACAGCACTTCCGAGTCACTGGCGGCAACGCCAAAAGCGGTTAAGGCGGTAATGGGTGAAACGAACAAGAAAGCGCCCTTAAATAGTCCTGCACTGACCGGAACGCCAACAACACCAACTGCGCGACAGGGAACGAATAATACCCAAATCGCAAGCACGGCTTATGTTATGGCTGCGATCGCTGCCCTCGTGGACTCGTCGCCTGACGCACTGAATACGCTGAACGAGCTGGCTGCGGCGTTGGGCAACGACCCGAATTTTGCGACCACCATGACTAGCGCGCTTGCGGGTAAGCAACCGAAAGATGCCACCCTGACGGCGCTGGCCGGGCTTGCTACTGCGGCAGACAGGTTTCCGTATTTTACGGGGAATGATGTTGCCAGTCTGGCAATCCTGACAAAAGTTGGGCGGGATATTCTTGCGAAATCGACCGTTGCCGCCGTTATCGAATACCTCGGTTTAC